AATTATGAAAGAACTATTAAAATCCGTTCAGACCTTAACCGCTGAAGAATTGGCGCGGTCATATGAAAAGTTTCCTAAGTTCAACAGCCCGCATGAGGGGTACGCGGTGATAGCAGAGGAGATTGATGAACTGCGTGACGAATTTGAGGGCAGTGACAATATTCAAAGATCCGCTGAATGGTTATGGCATTGTGTAAAGCACAATAGCAAATATTCTGTCAATGCCGTTGAACAGTTGAAAGCCGCCGCAATAAGATCAGCTGCCGAAGCTATCCAAGTGGCTGCAATGGCGCAAAAATATATTGATTCGTTGGGCGGTGAGCAAAAATGAGCTTTTGGATCAGCAAAATAGTCAAGCATACCAAAAAGCCACACCGTTGTGAGTTCTGCGGCGTGAAAATTCCAGTCGGCAGCAGCTGCCATAATGAAGTCGGTACATACTGCGGAGATTTCAATAATTACTATCTCTGCGAAAGATGCCGCACTCTTTTAACGTCAAAACAAGGGCCTTGGGACAACGACGGAGACGAACTTGGAGAATTTCATGATATCTTATTCGACTCTGATATGCTCGTTTGCCCTAAATGCGGTAAAAGCAATCATAGAGAATATGATTATTCAGATGATATGCTTTCGATTGACCTTGAATGCAATAATTGCGATCACAAATATACGGTCGACTTATCTGCTAAAGCTCTGATGGCCGGTGACACTCCATGACCATAACAATCGCTCCGCACCCAGTTATCATATGTGTGGTTATTATCGTTCTGGCCGTTTACTGTTGTTGTGTAGTGGCGGGGAGGGCGGATAGATGAGTGAATTTGCAGAGAGGCTCAAACAGATCCGCTTAGACCGGGACGAGCATCAAAAACACGCCGCTTTAAAAATTGGGATTATGCCGCACCAATTGTTCGAATATGAATCAGGTCGGCACGAGCCGGGACTAATAATTCTGATTGCGATTTCGGATTACTACCATGTGAGTACAGATTATTTACTGGGGAGGGCGGAGAAATGAATCTTTTAAAATTAATCCCACGCAAGCCAAAGCGTCAAAGCAATGAAAAAGGTGGATTTGTTTTTATCTGTCCGCACTGCAAGGAAATGGTTTCAGTAAATTGCAAACCGCATAAGTCGTGCTACTGGTGTGGGCAGAAAATAAAGGAGGAAAAATAGCATGAAACCAATTTATGAGCCAAAAGGGAAAGCCAAAGAGTACGGAGATTTTGCAATCAATATCTATACAGGATGTCCACACAAGTGCTATTACTGCTTTGCTCCGAATGTGTTGCACCGGACAAAAGAAGCGTTTCATAACTGCGTAGAACTGCGTAAGGGCATTGTTGAAGCCGTGAAACGCCAGTTAGATGCGGATAAAATAACTGATAAACTAATTCATCTTTGCTTTGTCTGCGATCCGTACCCAGTTGGATACGATTCCACACCGACACGCGAAATTATCAAGGCAATTAAAGAGTCAGGCAACCATGTGCAAATTCTTACAAAGGGTGGCAAGATGGCAGAACGTGATTTTGATTTGCTTGATAGTAAAGACAGGTTCGGAGTTACAGTATCCACTTTTGATGGACATTTACCCGAACCATTTGCGGCTCCGGTTTCAGATCGTCTTTATACTCTTTTTTCAGCAAAGCAAAAAGGAATTTTCACATGGGTTTCCTGTGAACCGGTTTTAGATGAAGAATCGATTTATCAACTAATTTCAACCATTGACACCATCGACCTGTACAAAATTGGAAAACTAAATTATCACCCGTCAGGCATTAACTGGAAAGAATTTGGACAAGAATGCGAACGACTTTGCAAATTGTACAACAGAAATTATTACATCAAAGACGGACTGCGGAAAGAAATGGAGGACATATGAGCGCAAAAGATTACATAGATCCGGGCGGTGATAATCATGTGGATTAACCCTTTCATACCCGGCGGAATCACAATGATTTTGCTTGAAATATTAGCACTGTTTCTGTATGTAATTTTGAATGGGAGGAAGCGATAAAATGTTTAACGGCATTACTGCACGCGGAACTGATTCTGCTAAGGTAATCGAAGTTATTGAAACCAAAGCAATGAAAGGCACAGGCGTTCAAACTGATCCGGTGCGAATCGTAACACAATATTGGAGCCTTGACGGTAAGCTTTTAGCTGAGTGTGACCCGTCCGCTCTAATTATTCAAAGCGATATAATCCAAGACGAAAAGGATTTATTTGAACAGATGAAGCACCGCCACATATCGATTGATTAAAATTATTTATGAATCTATACCAAGATTACATATTGATTGAACTTTCCTGAATTGACAACTAAATAATTAGGCGATATAATGAAGGTATAAATTAAATATCGGTCTGTGAGCACTCAAGTGCCGCCTAAATTTGGAATGTTGAGAAATACATCCCTGTTTAGGTGGCACTTTTTATTTTATCAAAAAATTGTTTCCGATAAGGAGGTCACTCATGAAAATTACAGCAAAGCAAATATTTAGAGAATATCGGTTAAAGCACGGCTATTCAATAAAATCGCTTGCGAAAGAAGCTGGCACTTCTTATCGGATGGTATATCGACTTGAAACCGGCCATTCGGTTTATCCGACTTCCGCGAAGAAAATATGTACGGCTTTAAAATGTGAATTCGATGATGTGTTTCAGATAGAGGGCAACTAGAATGGATTCATTTATTTATCAGCAGATCAGAGAACGCACCAGCATCCTTGAAATTGCAGAGTTGTATGGAATTGAATTGAACAGGCAGCATGAAGCCTGCTGCCCATTTCACAATGAAAAGACACCATCGTTTCGGGTGTATCCTCAAAATCAATCGTACTATTGCTTTGGGTGCGGTGAATCAGGTGATTCGGTTAAACTGGTGGCCAAGCTGAACCATATAAGTAATCACGAAGCGGCTAAGATTATCAATGTCCAGTTTGGCTTAGGCCTTGACTTTGATAATCAGAAAATAGATTTCAGGTTAGTAATGCAGCGTGAAAAAGAACTAGCAATACGGCGTAAATTTGCCAAATGGGTTCATGATGCATTTATTGTTTTATCTACATATCGTCGGAAACTTTGGGCTGCGCGAAGCAATCCAGAATCAGATCTGTTTCAGGAGAGCTTGCAAAGCCTCGATACAATTGACTATTACCTTGACTGTCTGCGTGATGAGCCGCAGGAGTTCTATAAAATTAACCGAAAAGTGGTGATGAATATTGAAAACAGAACCTATGGAGTCGGACAGCCTAACGACAGAGGAATTCTTAGAGAAGCTAACGGCTGAAAATATTCTTGAAGATGAAACTTTCCTGCGAGTATTTGACATTGAAAATCAGCTTGAAAAGACGAAATTCATTACTGCTTTGCGCGGTAAATCAAAGAAGTTTGGATTGACAAAAGATTTTAATGACCTACTTCGCGGATGGCAAGCCGAATACACCGAGCGGACAAAGCAAGTCGGTTCCAATATAATCATGTTCACTGATGCGCCGCTGGCTGCTTTACGTTGTGGAGACTGGTCCGCAAACGATCAGGGCATATGGAAGCGAGAGAATCAGAACAATTCGTCTTCATCTGTTACCGCTTGCACACATCCAATTGAGCCGATTGAACGGCTTTACAATATTGATACTCAAACTGAAAAAATTAAACTCGCGTTCTTCCGGGACCGTAAGTGGCAAAATGTTACGGTTGAATCCGGTATATGTGCCGACAAGAGCCAAATTGTCCGGGGTCTTGCCAACCGTGGTGTGGCTGTTAATTCAAAAAGTGCGCCGTACCTGGTCGAATACATATCAGATGTGATATCGAAGAATGAGCAGCAAATACCTCATTATAGCTCAGTAAGTCGGTTGGGGTGGGTTTTCAATGGGTTCGCACCTTATGACGATAAAATTAAATATGACGGTGACAATGATTTTCGTGGATTATATGATTCCATTACCGAGCTGGGTGATTATGAGCAATGGAAATTATATGTTTCTAATCTGCGCAAGAACAGTATCTATTTACGGCTGCAGATGGCCGCTTCATTTGCCTCACCATTAATCGATAAAGTATCAGCCCTACCATTTGTATTCCATCTATGGGGCGATACGGGAACCGGTAAGACAGTCGGACTTATGGTGGCTATGTCAATATGGGGAAATCCGGCATTAGGCGGCCTTGTGAGAACCATGAATATGACTGCTAACAACATGTCCAGTACGGCAAGCTTTCTCTATTCTGTTCCATTTGCTGGGGATGAGTTGCAGCTACTAAAATCCAATTGGGATAACAATTATGACAAAATTATTATGTTCTGTTGTGAGGGCATTGACCGCGGCAGAAACGTATCGCGCAATGCGGTTGAACGTCTCAAAACGTGGAAGAACAGCTTTCTATTTACAGGAGAGGAGCCAGTCACAAAATCAGCGTCCGGTGGTGGCGTAAAGAATCGCGTCATTGAGGCTGAAATAAAAACCTTTGTTGTTCAAAACGGTAACGATGTGGTTAATTTCATAACAGATAATTACGGATTTTCCGGAAAGCATTTCATTGACTTCATTAAGAAGACCAACCTACGTCCGCAATATTCAGAAATATTTGGCCAGATTTTAAAAGAAACTGACACGACCGAAAAGCAAGCTATGGCTATGGCTTGTATGCTTCTGGCAGATGAACTGGCAACGAAGTGCATTTTTACGGGTGAAGTTCCACTCACGATTGAACAAATTAAACCGTTCTTAGCTAGTACAAGTGAGGTGGATTCGGCAACGAGGGCCTATGACTGGTCGGTTAACTGGGTCGCAAGGAATCAGAATCGTTTTTTGCAACCTGAAAACATTTCTTCCCATTCTGAAAACAATGGTGAAGTTTGGGGCAAGTTTGAGGACAACATTGCAACTATAAATAAAGACGTTTTTGCAGAGCAACTTCGAAAAGCTGGGTTTGACTATTCAATGGTCAGCAAGTTTGCAGAGCGTGGACAGGTCGTTAAGAATTCTCAGAATAAATTGGTTCATCAAACTAAGGTATACGGGATTAAAGCCAGCTATATTAAACTCAAAATGAAGCTAAATTCAGATGAGGATGATATGGAAGAGCTGAACGACTTGGAAGAAGTCTTACCTCAAAATTTTAGGTAAGACATTAGGTAAGACATTTTTGAGCCGCAAAAACCGCATGGATACTGGATATTATTATATATAAATATAAAAGTCTTACCATCTTACTTATCTTACCTACTTTTTAACGGTTATATAAAAAATATTAATTATGATGAAATTAATTATTTTCTTATAATACGCTGACCCTACTGCGATTTTTAGGTAAGACGGTAAGACCATAGACGGGGCGCGGCTTTAAAGGGTGTAATTGTCTTACTTTTGGAACTTTTCAAAGGTAAGACATCAACTATTATGATTAAGGAGAATTAATATGAGCGAAGAATTGTCCAAACAAGAAGCAGCAGAGCAACGCATATTGAAACGTACCAAAGAACATCCACCCAAAGCGTTAAAGAATATAAAAGGTGAAGAAATGGGTGCACACTTCAATCGAATGCAATTGTTTAACGAAGGAACTATTAAACGTAGGGAATCTGGATTCAACAAGGCGGTGCTCACAGACACAGACGAATTCATTCACTCCATTGATGAATATGTCGATTTCGTAAATAGAATTAAGCTGTATCCATCGGTACAAGGGTTATGCTTATATCTTGATATTTCGGACAGTACGTTCTATGCAATCGAAAACTTGGGCGATTTGCGCTCGGAGATTATTAAAAAATACAAACTCTATATTTCAGAGTTTTTTAACCAAAGTGGCCTTGCACAGTCAACAAATCCGGCATTCTCCATCTATTATGGCAAGTCCGTACTAGGCCAGTCAGACCAGACACCAATGACCCTGAACGTCAACATCGGACAACAGAATGCAATCCAACCCGCCGAGATACAGGATGTAATACAGCTCACGCCGGACGATTGGAAGCAGGGAGAGTAGAGCGGTGCACTGTGTAGGCATGCTGAATAGACCGCACCAGTCCAAGCAGATCAGTCTTAATAGGCTGGTCTGCTGTTATTTTGCCCTGATTGATGTACTGTACGCGCCAATATGGGCGGCTTTGATGGCTTGTCTTGTATCTGATTGGGTAACAGCGAACTACACTAATTACATATGATCGTGCCTTGTGCGGGCGCGTGTGGGCGGACAGATACATGTGCATAACGCTGATACATTCAAATCGATTTGGCTTGATTGTTTGAATTACACAATCACATTTATTGATTAAACGTAAATTCAAATAATATATTCAAGATTAAACGTAATTTTAGCATTTTGAGCACAATAAAATAGACAGATACACCCACCGGGACCCTATTACAGGAATGCACCCCGCGGCGGTTGGTCAACCCTCCCAGCAAATTTTAAAATAAAAAAGCCGTTTATAGCGCGGAACACCGATTCTGAAAAATTTTTAAAATACAAAAAGGCCGTTTTGAGTAGATAAAATATATTTACATAAACTATTGCAAAGTAAAAGTAATTACGCTATAATAAGAGCATGAAATACAAATCGAATCGGAGGGGTTTAAAATGAAAAATGTTGTTGCATACTGCCGGGTATCCACAGACGGCCAGACCGGGGAAGATAAGTTCGGAATAGAATCGCAAAAGCAGCAGATCATGGAATACTGCCAAAAGAACGATATGCAGATTTCAGACTGGTTCATTGATGAAGGTGTGAGCGGAGTTAAAGAAGATCGCCCAGCATTTGATTAGATATTGTTTGATGATGGTGTTAAAAATCCTCCGGTCGAATGTGTAGTGGTTGCTAAGAGTGACCGTATTGCAAGAGAAATCAAATTGTATTTTTACTATGAAATGCTGCTACAGAAAAAGGGAATTGAACTTATCAGCGTGTCAGAAGATTTTGGAGAGTTTGGAGCATTTGCCCCAATGCTGAAAGCGTTCACTATGATTATTGCAGAGCAGGAACGTATTAACATAAACAAGCGCACATCGTTTGGTCGGGGCGTGAAGTCCAGAAGCGGCGGTTATTCGGGCGGTAAGGCTCCGTATGGCTATGTGGTGAGGAATAAGCGACTTGAGATAAATGAGCCGGAAGCAGCAGTTGTCCGGTTGGTTTTTTCCGAAAGAGATAAAGATAACACGCTGAACACAATTTGTAATTTTCTAAATGATCAGGGATATAAAAGTCGTAAAGGCGGGCCGTTCTATATTTCAAACGTGCAAAGCATTTTAGGGAATAAAAACACTTATCTCGGCATGTACAAATACGGTAAAAGCGATCAGTGGGTTGAGGGGCAGCAGGAAGCGATTTTGACAGGGGAATAAAACCGAGCGCAGCACTTGAAAAGGTGTTGCGCTTTTTGTCTGATATGGTATAATTTGGATATATTTTAAGAAGGGAATGCACTTATGGCCGAATATACTGCGAATATTGTTAAGTTTATAATGGAAATTTTTCCTATGATTGGAATTGTGTCCACGGCGACGGTAGCGTCAATCGCCACATCTTTATTGAGAGCCAAGTTTAAAAAATCAGATCCAAAGCCGTCTCTTGAAGTAAAAATTAAAAAGCTATCATCATCACTTTACGACTCTGCGAGTCTAATTAATGAAGTCGAAAAAGAAATAGCACAAAAAGAAGGAATTGTCGTAAAACTGCAAAAGGATGCAGATACATATAGCGAACTGTCAAAGCTTAAAAAGAGTGAGGTAGAAGCAATCACAAGTGTGTTACAAACGACACTAGATAAGCAAGGTGATAAATCGTTTTGGTCAGGTGTCATTGTAAATGCGCTGTTCTTTATTGCCGGTGCTATTGTGTCCGTCTTAGTCTCATTCTTGAAATAAAAACAATATTGACAATCCTGCATTATAGCGGTACAATATAGACAGATTAATATAAATTTAATAAATTGCTCTGAGAGCGCTTTAAGCGCCGGCTAGTAGAAAGTTGGAAAATACTTTCTGTTTGGTCGGCGCTGTTTTTTATTTAAACGCAGCGGAGCGAATTGAATCGGAATGGAGCGTTAATTATGAAGTACAGAAAGAAGCCAGTTTCTATCGAAGCGATCCAATATGACGGAAACAATGCAAAGGAAATTCTTGATTTTGCTGGGACATCGAATGGCGTATGTATCTCTGACGGCTCATTACTAATCAAAACGCTTGAAGGAACCATGACTGCCAGCGTCGGCGATTTCATCATCAAAGGAGTAAATGGTGAGTTCTATCCCTGCAAGCCGGACATATTTGAGAAAACATACGAACCGGCCTAATTAATCCGCTTACACCTTTTTTCCTCCTACCGCCCCGGTTTTCTTTCATTTTCCGGGGCGGACATATGCCAGCTGAGCGCGGTAGTAATCGCGGCCATGCAAGCCCGACACTTGCGGCTGGAACCAGAATGATTTTATTTTAATTGAGGTAAGAACATGAAATTTCATATTGACACAGGCAGCAACATTTCTCATACATGCACATTGTGTGGAAAGCGTATGAAGAAAAATATATATCCGTTCAGCTATATGGACGAAGAAATATTTCATTGGTGGGTATTCTTCCATTACTTGTTTAAGCATGGCATAGGTGATTGGAAAGTCAAAACAATCATAAAGCATATTTTTATTTTAATCTTGACGATTTCCATTACAGCAATTACAGCGCCGATAAAATTAATTTGCTTGCCATTTTGGTTGTTGTACGAATATGTACTTTAAATAATTTATGGAGGTACAGTCCAATGCAGCGTTAATCGGTACGAACATAATTTTATAATTGCGCTCTGTGGGACTAGCAGAGCGCACATACATGCACTGCGGCGGTAAAACGTAAAAGCGTGAGAGGGTTCGAATCCCTCGCGGTGCAAAACATAGTTTCGTGAAGCTGCGCACAACTCATGAAGCTGACAGCCGGCAAAGACCGGCAACATGGTAAAGTATGCAAACGGTTAAAGCTGGCTGCCTGTAAAGCAGTTCCCTTCGGGGTTCGATAGTTCGAATCTATCCTTTACCACCAAATTAACAAAAATGGCAGGAGAAAACAAAATATGAAAGCAGTTAATCTCAATATTTATGGGGTAAAATGCGATAACCCAAACTGTGATTATAGGGACATGACGGTGCCTATAAGTGATTATAAGAAATACTTAAATAAGCCTTGCCCAAAATGTGGAGCAAACCTGTTGACCAAAGCAGATTATAAAGCAATGAAGCGGCTTATGAGGATTGCAAAGTTTTTCAATTTTGTTTTCCGCCACAAATATTGTAATCCGGCCGAAATGGTAACAGGCCATATCGAAATGAACGGAACAGGGAAAATGAAGATAAACTTATAAAATCAGCACGGCGAAAGGAGCAATAGCATGGGACGTAAACCACTGGCACAACCGAATCCAGCTATCGCTCAAAGTATGCAGCGTGACAAGGCGACACAGGATGTTGAGCGGCTTAAACAAGAATTGCACGGAATTCGTTCAGGGCCAGAATTCGGACTGTATCAAAGCACCATAAAACGCGGCGCTCTGGTCAAAGCTTATAAAACACTCGGTGAAACATACCTTATGTGTTCTACCGCTCGCGAATTAATTTCTATGGTTAAGGAGCGTAACGATGAAATCGGTGCAATCCCAGACAGCCATAAAACGGCGATATGGAATCACTTTAAGGCTGCATATCGGGAACTTGGCCCATATTCTTTTTATCACTTTTTAGTGTATATGGAATGGAGTTATCCGCCCGAAATGAAATTCTACGCGAATAGAATCTGCGTACTACAGAATTGGGCATATCAGCTTGAAAGACTTGAATTCGGTGAGCTGGACATTCTTGGACTGTCCGCGCCGCCACGTTCCGGTAAGACTGGTATAGGGGAGCTTTATTTATCATGGGTTATGGGACGTCACCCGGATAAAAGCATTTTGTTTGCCACACATACAAACGGTATGGCGGTAAAGGCTCAGGCCGATGTTTATAATCTGATTACCGATCCCCGCCGCGGATGGGGAGAAATATTTCCGGGATTCACGATTGATAAAAGTGCCGAATACTTGTGGGTTGACCTATCGCCAAAAAGCGCTCCAAACATGTACAAGTCAATTTACTTCCGAGGGATCGACGGTTCGTTCGCAGGTATTTTGGAAGCATCATGGCTGATATATTGCGATGATTTAATCAAGAATATTGAAGAAGCCATGAACCCGGACAGATTAGATAACGCTTGGCAGAAATACGGCACCGATATTTCGCAGCGCCGTGTGGACGATAACGTAAAGGAATTGCACATTGCGACTCGCTGGTCGATCAACGATGTTGTTTCAAGGTTGGAAGACGAAAACGAAGGAAATCCGCGCGCAGAATTTATTAAAGTGCCCGGGCTGAACGAAAGCGGAGAAAGCAATTTCATGTTCCCATGTCGGCCTATGACAAAAGAACATTTCGAGAAGCTCCGCAACAAAATGGACGATGTTTCATTCGAGTGTATTATTCAGCAAAACCCGATTGAGCGGGACGGGCTGTTATTCCCCGAGAGTGTATTGGTTTCAAACGAATACGATGTTTTGCCGCCGGGAGAACCAGATAGAATATGTTTCGCTTGTGATGTGGCCTGGGGCGGAGGGGATTACCTGTCAATGCCGTTTGGAAAAGTATACGGAATGGATGTCTATATTGATGATGTGGTGCATTCACCGGCTGATAAGTATACGACGAAGCCGCTCGTTGTAGGTGCAATTATCCGGAATAATGCGACTGCCGGATTTTTCGAAGCGAACAATGGTGGCGATGAATATTCGGACGACATCGAGAGATCGCTTCGTGAAAAAGGTTATCGGTGTGCTATTCGATGGGCTAGAGCACCCACAAATAAGAGCAAACTAGACCGTATTGTCGCTTGTTCACCGGAAATCAAAGGAGCCATACAGGACGGCAGTGGGTACCGGCTACATTTTAAATCAAAGAAACTCCGTAAAGGTGATAAGGATTACGAAATGTATATGAAGCACCTGACCGGATTTAATCAGGGATCAAAATATCAAGGCAAGCAAAAGGATGATGCGGCTGATGGTACGGCCTCATTGATTACAAACGTTCTCGGAGGAGTACCCACCGGAAAAGTTGGCACATTTTCAAGAAGTTTACTCGGAATATAAAGGGGTGACAAAATGTTTAGAGGGCGCAGACAGATTTTAACATCCTGCTTGCCAAAGCAGATGCAACCGAAAGGGTATTCAGGGGCCACACTAGATCAAAACACACTGCCCAAGGAAATTTCAAGCGCAATAATGATTCATAACCGAAATGTTGAGGATATTCGCAAATTGAGGGCCGTTTTTAAGGGCGATCAGGATATTTTAAAGCGCGGCAAGGATGGCACTGACCGGTTCGTAAATAATATGGTTGTCATAAATTATGCGAACGCTTTCACCCGGCAAATTGTGGGATATACATATCCTGATGGGATTCAGTTTGTCCAGAACGATGAAACTTTTTTGGTCGACGTGGAAAAAATCAATCGGTTCATGAAAGCCGAAGATAAAAACACGCTCGATAAAATCATGGCGGACGAGCAATCTATTTTTGGTACTCATTTCAGAGCAATTTTGCCCGATGCGATTATGCCGGACGAAACTCCGTTTGAAATCGTAAATTTGAACCCTGATTATACATTTGTCGCGTATTCTTCTTATAACACGCAGCTACCTGTGTACGGTTGCACGTTCTACCCGATTTTAGACGGGCAGACCATCACCGGATATGTTTACCAGATTTATACAAGCAATATGTGTTACACCTATAAGTCTATATCCACTTACGGAGTTCAAACACAGGATTTTGTATCAGCCAAACCGCATATTTTACGGTCGGTTCCAATTATAGAGTACGCAAACAATGAGTTCCGCATGGGTGACTGGGAAATGGCGGTTGAACTGTTCAACTCAATCAATAATATGGCATCGGATAGCTTGAATGATGTTACGCAGACAGTACTTTCTTATCTTGTATTGTTTGGAGTGGATACACCTACGCCAGAAGAACTCGCAGACATGAAAAAGAATCGCACCATGACGTTTCCGGGCGCTGTGGGAGTCACACAGAACGCAAAGTTCTTGACTGCACAGCTTGACGGCAGTTCGGCAGATTTGCTCCGTACATATCTTGAAAATGCGCTGCGCGTGGTTGTTGGAATCCCTGATCGAAACAGTTCCGGCGGCGGTGATACGGGAGCGGCAATCGATGCGAAGAACGGTTGGCGTGAAATTGATACGGTTGCGCGGAATAAGACAATGTTTACCGAAGCGGCTGAACGGAAACTGTTAAGAATTGCATTGCAGATCCTTTCACCAAAACATGTTTCTTCTGACCTGACCGTCGTCGATGTTGACATTAAAATTCCAAGAAACAAGAGCGATAACCTGCAGACCAAAACACAGGCTGCGCTCAACATGAGCCAGATGGGTATGGATAAGGCTGATATTGTGGAAGTATTGGACACAACCACAGACCATGAAGGGCAAATTAAGCGCTGGGAAGCGGCGGAAAAGCAGAAGCAAGTTGCATCGGTTAAGGCCACACCGCCCGACCCAAATAAAACTGATCCAGTCCAGCCCGTACCTGTTGACAATTCTGCGAAACAATAATATAATAATATTAATTAAATATCACGAAATGAGCGCTTGACGCCGATTGACTTGTAGAAATACAGGCCAGTCGGCGTTTTTTTATTTATCAAAAAAAGTGCGAAGATGCACGGTAAAAAGTACGAAAGACAAAGAAGTCTTTAAAATGCAAAAGGAGAATTATTATGGCAGATTTAAAAACACTTTTAGGCGACCAATTCAAAGAGGGCATGACCATCGAAGAAATCACCGCGGCACTGGCAGATAAAACTTTTGTGGATCCGTCCACTTTGCCGAAATCGGTTACTAAGGATATTTTCGATAAAACCGCAAGTGAACTGGCAAAGGCAAAAAAAGACCTCGCCGCAAAGCTGACCACTGATGAACAGACAGTCGCCGCGCAAAAAGAAATTCAAGACCAAATGGCGGCACTTCAAAAGGAAAATTCCCAAATGAAGCTGAAAGAAAGTTTCATCACAAACGGTTATGATGCTAAAACGGCTGCGGAACTCGCAACAGCATATTCCGAGGGCGACATGGGCAAATTCGCCACATTAAATGCAAAGTTCATGGAAGGCACAAAAACAGCGTTACAGGCAACCATAAAAGAACAATTGCTAAAAGATACACCTGGTCTGCAGGCGGGAAATCCGGACAATCCCGACTCTCCGAGTGCCGGAGCCGCAGCGGCCCAAGCGTACAATCAGCAGTTCGTACAACAGAAGGAGTGATAACTTATGAGCCACATTAACGTAGAAACCTATTCAAAGCAGCCTGCGTTTATCGCAAGCGAAGTCGGATTGAGAAGCAATTCTCAAACAATCCCGCAGACCATGGGTGTACAGGACGGTATCTATAAATTAGTTGCTGTCGGTACTATTTTCCCGGCAAACGATGCAACCGCGATCGGCGTAATCTATGAGCCGGTGAATGTTACATTCGGAGACCATGAGGGCGGCGTAATCATTGGCGGCCACTTGTATGGAAACAGACTTCCGGTAGCTCCTGCAGCCGCCGCAATCACAGCATTGCAGGCTAAAGGGTTATATTTTGAAGATGCAGTTGGGATGGTGAGATAAAATGCCTGATATTTTAACGATGATAACCGAAAAAGATCGGTTGGACTTTTCTCAGAATTATGGCGTAAGGCGCAATTATGACGGCGATACTGAGTTTCCGGACATGAAAACGCAATACCTTGAAGCAGAGTATTACAGATTATCTGATTCGCTGCAGCTTCCTACAGCTGCCATGGTTCATGCGCTCAACTCTGAGGCAAGAACTGGTACCCGCCCAACTGCCGAAAAGGTCACAATTGAGAAACTCTTGATTAAAGAGAAAATAAACCAAGACGAGCGTGTAATGCTCCTGAGCAACAGGGGCGTTTCCGGCACAGAAGCATTACAAAGATACATATTTGACGATATGACTCGCTTGGCTGAAAGCGTAAAGACTCGTACCGAAGTTGCAAAGCAGGAGCTTCTTTCCACAGGTAAAGTAACCGTGAAAGAAAACAATCTTGACCTTTCCATGGATTACGGTGTACCGGCTGAAAATTTCTATACTCTTGACTGGAACGATCCGGATCATGACATTCTGGGCGATATTCAGGGAATGGTGAATTATGCGCGATCAATTGGCAAGAACCCGGTTCGCGCCAAAACTTCCACTGCAACACTCATGAAGATGCAGAAGAACAACGGTATTCAAAAGGCAATTAACGGCGTTTATATGGTGGGTGCCTTGCTTACTCCGACTACAATTGGAAATCTCATGGCGCAGATGTTCGGATTCATCTTGAAGGTAAACGACAATGTTTATGCTTATCCGAACGCAGATGGCACAAAATCCTCCAAGCGGTATTTTGACCAGAATAAATTTGCTCTGTACACTGTGGGCATCAACGGCGCGGTAGGCACCGGCTTATGGGGCGAAACATCTGAGGAAAGAGAATACGGCCAATACAGCGCAAAGTCGGCACAACAGTTCATTACCATTACGCAGTGGGCAGAAAAAGACCCTCCGGCTGTCTGGACAAAAGCAAGCGGCCTGTTCATTCCGGTTCTGCCTGATCCTTACGGCTTGTTTATCGCCACAGTATCGCAGGATACGCTCGGAGCCTTGACGGTTACATCCGCTGCGGGTACAACGTCCGGAACCACTAAAGTTACTGTGTTGCCTGCTTTGACAAGCGGTAACAGCTACAAGTATAAGACCGGTTCGTCTCTGACTGTGCCGACATTCAATCAGTTGATTTCTGGCGGTTATACGAACTGGGACGGTGCGGCTGATATTACCGCAACAACCGGAAACAGCGTTCTTATTGTTGAGGTTGATTCAACCGGCAAGGCTAAGAAGGCTGGACAGGCAACAGTTACAGCTAAAGTTTAATTTTGAGGAGCTGAAAGTATATGGCAGAGCAAATTGATACGCTGAAAGCATTAATAACCGGTACGGATTTAGACCGGTACGCGACAAATGATACGGTGCTTGATTATGCTCTGTCCTATGCGGAAGGCGAAATTCTGAAACGCCGCAACGCGACCGAATTAGAAGCGCAATATCTTACAAATCAGATTCAAGGCGCAATCTATTATTTAAGTCGTATTGGCGCAGAGGGATATAAAAGCACCGCAGAAAACGGTGTGACCGTAAACTGGCAGGACGTTCCCGAATGGCTTCAATCGGTAGTTCAGAGACTGGGCGTGATTAAGTAATGCTTGAACGCAACAAAAAGCCCCTGTATTACTGCGAACGGTTTATCCAGGACGATGTGGAACAGTTCAAACCGCCTGTGAAACGGTATTTGAATTTCAAGTCGATCAGTGGTGAAGCAATGCTGACCACTGGCGGCGAAGTCAACAAGAAAGACCTTGTTGGGAAAATCTATGTCGGAGAGCCTCAGTATTTCGAGAATGACCGGTGCTATATTTATAAAACACCGCCCGAGACATTTGACCCGCTATGTAGCGATGCGGATTACAGAGTTACAGCGGTTCTGCCGGTTAAAAATGTGGTTGAAGTCTTATTGGAAAGGACGGCGTGATATGAAACCTTCGACTTTTGAACAATCCAATTTAACTATGGTCGCTGAAGATTGTCTGGATTTGCCTGTATATCACGATAATCTGCAATCAATAAGTTGTTGGAAACCGAACGAAGACGAACTTGCAGAGATCAACCGAACAGGGATTGTCTGGCTTTCTGTGATTGGCAGACATCCCCCGGTAATGTTAAGTGGGAACTCTCCGTTTGTGGGGAAACCAGATGCCCACCTATAAAGCAGACCTCTCCGTTTCTTCCCTTGATGAACTTCTCCGAAGCGTGAATGACTACAAATCCAAACTGGAAGCTGCCCCCGCTAAGATTGTTTCCGAACTGGCCGTGATTGGACGGAACGAGATTCAGGCTAATATAAACGGCATTACCGACAAGGACGGAAACCGTCTTGCCACAGCGGGCGAATTTACTTTCGGTGATACTGGATTTGCGTATATGGAGGGCGAACAGGGGCAATTTTTGGAATACGGCACAGGCGTTCAAGGTCAATCCTCACCGCACCCACAGGCCAGTAAAGCAGGATGGAATTATAACAGCGGCAAAACAATTCACGCAAAGGGCAGATGGGCTTATTGGGATCCGGTACGACATCAACATATATGGACAAACGGTATTCCAGCGCAAATGCCGGTATTGAGAGCGGCACTCACAATGCGCCGCAGACTACGTGAAGTTGCGAAAGGGGCGTTAAAATGATTCAGATTGGAGCAGATTTAATAGCTACCTTATCCGCAGCTACATATACGGTGTCTGGCGTGACCGTCAAGGACTTTTACTCTGTATCCTCAATAGTTTGTCCTCAATTGACTTTGGATGAACTGCCGGGAAATGACGGGATATATTTGGACAATCAGCCCGTAATTGTCCACAATGTTTTTACCATGGAAGCTTATGCAAAAAACATGATGGTGTCTGGAAAGCCCGTGACAAAAAAAGCCGCTGCAATGCTTATGATTACAGAAGCGGACAAGGTTCTTAATGAGCAGTTCGGATTAACCATGCAAGGCGAAATCACAATCGCACCGTACACAGATTCAACGATTATCAGGGCGGTTGCTCGATATATCGCGTACATAGATACAAGAAACAATACGATTTTAAGGGGGATTATTTAATATGCCTGACATTATTAAAAGTTACAAGGTTTCCTATGCGCCTTATGCAGCAATAGCGCCGACTACTGGATTCCTTCCGCTGACAAACTGCATCAAGTCATTGCCTAACTTTTTCCCTGACCCGGACGATGTTGACACAAGCGTTGTGACGAACGAAGGTGCAACTTCAATGGCAGGAATTGAAAAGGCCGCGGCCTTCGATTTTAAAGTTCTCGTGGACGCAGACTTCTTGACCGCGCATACTGCAATGGTTACGGACCAATCCGATTCTGCAAAAGGATTTTTCTGGATGCAGATTGAACTAACCAACCGCAAACAGTCCATTACGTTCAAGGCGACAACCGTAAAATATTTGCCTACGCCTGAGGGAGAACTTGGCGCGTTGGATTCAATTACCTGGAAGGTATACAAACAAGCTGACGCTGTAATCGCGGCACTCAGCTAATTAAAATAACAGGAGGAAATAAAACATGGCAGAAATTTTTGAACCTACGATTTTTGATATTGACGTTGGCGGCAGAACTCACACCATTGAGTTTGACCGTGAAGCGCTGAAAGAAGCAGACGGATTGGGAATTTTCAATGACGGCAAAGGCATCCTGTCCGAGCGCCCAACCATTATTCTGTATGCCGGTCTGAAAATGCATAAGCCGGATATTACAATTAATCTTGCTAAGAAAATCTGGGAAACCATGATGGATGAGGGTTACTCAATAAAGGACTTCAACGATACAATCGGTGATGAATTTACGAGGTGCTTCAAACATTTTTTCCCGGAGAACGGCACGAAGAAGATCGTGTCGAGAAAGCTCAAACAGATCAAATAGTGTCCGGCTGGGACGAACAATGTGCGCAGGCGTTGAGTTGGGGAATGCCATATGAATTATATTGGCGTGGGCCGCTCAACGCCCTTTTTATATATGCAGAAAAAGCCAGAATCGAACGAGAGCGTGAAAACTCGCTTGCATGGCTAAACGGTATCTATATAAAGCGGGCCGTTGTGAGTGCATTCAACAAAGATGCACCATACCCTACGGAACCAATCAAAGCGCAGCCAAAAATTACTCCTGAGCAGGAACGTAAAAATCAAAAAATATCTGAAATGATTAAGGAACATAACTTACTCATTAATGCACAATTGGAGGCGAATACTCATGGCTGAGGCAACAATTGACAGACTTCAAATTGAAATAAATGCAAAAGCAAGTAACAGCGTTGACGGTCTGGAAAAGCTTGCACAGAGTATTCAAAAACTAAAATCGTCTGTAGGAAGCGGTGTGGACAAATTGTCTGGCATCGCTTCTTCGCTAAGTAATTTGAATACCTCCATTACAAGCTTAAAAGGCAAGTCCGGCACGATAACGTCTCTTGTAAGCAGTCTGGACAAATTGAACAATGTTGATACGAGCAAAATCGGTGGTAAAATTGAATCTTTAAAAACTTCTTTGAATTCGCTCGGCTCTATGTCCAGCGAAATTAAAACACTCGTGAACAGTTTAGGCAATCTGGCTGGTTCTGATACTGGAAACGTAAGTCAGAACGCACTAAAAACGGAAGCAGCAATTGCGAAAGCGCAGGCCACAATTGATAAATCCGCATTGACTTCTGCAAAGTCACAGCAGGGTTTAGTTGAGATTGCTGCTAAAAACAATCAGATCGCCGAATCCGCGAAGTTTGCCGCAGAAGCTGAACAAAGTTTAAATGATGCGATCGCGCGGGCTACATCGAAATCTCCGGTTAGCACCGGAACGCTGCCGACCTCTGCAACACGAATCCCGTCGGCTACAGCAAGTGAAATCACAGGGTCCGGGAACCTTGGACTAACTGAATCAATGGAATCGTTTTCTTCCTCTGCAAAGAATGCCTCCAAGTCGGTTAAAGAAGTTAAGGATTCAACGGATTCCGCAAAGAAAAGCGTAAGTTCATTTGGAGAATCAGCAAATAATGCATTTAGATTGGCAAACCTATACGCTGCATATTACATTTTGAAGCGGGTCGAAAGCGTCCTGAGCGGATTCATTACGAACATAACCAGTTACATCGAAAACATGAATTTGTTTGACGTAGCTATGGGCAGCGCGGCTCAGTCAGGGGAGAAGCTTGCCAACAGTTTGCAGAATGTGCTCGGAATCGATTCAGGCGAAGCAGAACGGTATATGGGACTGTTTCAGCAGATCGATACATCATTCGGTGTTACGAATAAACAGGCTGTTACAATGTCAGAGAACCTTACACAACTTGGATATGATATTGCATCATTTTATAACATATCCACAGCCACAAGCTTTGAAAAGTTGGAATCAGGCATCACAGGCCAAACTAAGGCGCTCCGGCAACTAGGAATCGACACTTCACAGGCGAGATTGCAACAGGAACTCTACGACCTTGGAATCAAAGCAAAAGTTACAGATTTGAATCAGGCCGATAAAGCGGAATTGAGATACATTGCAATTATGAAGCAGACTGGGAACGCTCAGGGCGATATGGCTCGCACAATTCAGACTCCTGCCAATGCTCTCCGCGTACTTACGGCCCAGCTTGCTATAGCTGGCCGTGCAATTGGTTCAATTTTCATTCCTGCGTTGGAATCAATTCTGCCACCTGTTATAGCTGCAGTTGAAGTAATTGGAGATATGGCTTCTGAACTGGCTTCACTGGCTGGATTTGAAATGCCTAAGATCGATTATTCATCACTCAAAGATGTTACATCCGAAGCGGATGATGCAGCTACAGCGACCTCCGCGATTGGCGACAATGCGGATAAATCTAAAAAACAGATTCAAAATTTAATTGGTGGATTCGATGAATTGAACATTTTGGATACAAGTAGCACAGAAACATCGGCTGGAGCTGGTACGGACGGAACCGGAAGTGTGCTAGGCGGAATTGATTTACCGTCATATAATGCACTGAGCACCGCGGTGAGCGGTAATATTAAAAAGCTTAAGGCTGAAATAATGGATTTTCTCGATGCGTTGAAAACAGATCCGCTGAAAGTGTTTTCGGATGCGCTTTACGGTGTGAATGGAGCTTTCACGGATTTGTGGAAGTGGTTGACTAAATTGGATTATGCCGATATTCTCACTGGAATCAGCGCAGCAATTATGACATATGGATTAACAAAAAATCCGCTTCTTGCACTGGCGGTTGGTGCCATTACTACGGCTTTATCAGTGCTATTACCACAAGCGACAAAAATAGATCTGCTGGGCGGTTCCCTTGCAACTTTGGGGTTGGCACTGGTTATGAAAACTCTGACAGGAATGCCGTTTAATATGGCACTTGGAATTTCAGCACTGGCAACCTCTGGACTGGTTGAACTACTTGGCAAGGATAATGCAATTAAGCTTCTTGCTACGGCAGTCACGGCGCTCGGAGTAGGGCTACTGACATACAAAGCTACTGGAAATCTTCCGCTTGCCGTTGCGGTTGGAGCTGCATCTGCCGCCGTTGCTGGAATTTCGTTACATTTTTCTGACATGAAACTGGCATCGTCACTTTTGGCCGGAGTATCCGCTGCATTGTTAACATTTAAGTGGGGCGAATTTTCTGCTGGTTCAGCCGGATTAGTCGGGCTAGGCGTTGCTGTTGCATCTTTTGCAGAACTCAACAGCTTTGCTCCTGTGCTGAACGCTGGGTTGCTCGGACTGGCTGGAATGATTACAGGGGTTGGATTGGCAATAAAGCTTGGATTTGGAGTGGATGGTGCAATCGCTTTAGCTGTTGTCGGTGCCATAGTCGGAATCGGGACAGCTGTTTGGCAAGCATCCGAAGATGCTAAAAAGGCCGATCTTGAAAGTAGGTTCGGAAGTATTGCATTGTCGGCACAGGACGTTGAAGACGTTGCAAAAAGAATCACCACAACGCCGTGGACTGTGAAAATTGATGCGGCAATCGATGCAGCAGATAAAGTCAAAACATTTGAAACCACACTGAAAACAGAAATTGAAACGCTGAATAAGCTGGATTGGAAAGTCTCTGTGGGAATCAAACTGACGAAAGACGAACAGAGCACCTATAAATCTACGATTACAAGTTTCATTTCCGATGCGAAATCTTATGTTCAATCGCAGCAGTATGCAGTCACGCTGGCAATCAATGCGATTCTTGAGCCGGGAACGGCAACATATGACAATCTCACAAAATTTACGAATAAGTATTACAGCGACACACAGGCAGAGCTTGACAAACTGGGCACCCAATTGTCTAACGAAGTAAATAAAGCTTTCGCAGACAACGTTCTGACTGAGGGCGAAATGATTAATATTCAGAAGATTCAAGCAAAAATGTCTGAATTACTTCAAAAAATCGCAGATCAAAAATATAAAGCAACATTGACTTCGCTCGAAATGGATACCAAAGGGGCAGAAATCACAGCAGATAGTTTTAAAGCACTCCAAGCAAAAATACAAAGTGGAATTGATGAAGAATTAAAGTCAGCTGGAACATCAAAAATCACGCTTATTACTCAGGCACAGACAAAGCTTGAGGTTGACAGTAAAACAAATGCAACTCAGGCAAAAATAGCTTACGATCAAACCGTGTCAGACATTCAGTACGCTTATAATAAGGAAAAAGCTACTCTAGAAATTTCTGGATTGAATGTTAGTTTAAACACACTAAATGCTAAATTCAAGACAGAGGTTGCTGGCGCATCAACAATTTGGTCAACAAACTTAACAGATGCATTCAACAACGCTATAAAAAATACAAGTCCAGACCCAAACTCAGTTAAGTCAACCGTAACGAGCTTAGAATTACTCTATAACAACGAACTCAGCAAAATGAATATTTCAGATTCCACAAAAAGCGCTTTGAAAGACCTGTTAAAACAGATAGAACCCACGGAAACAAGTCTTAAAGAAATCAGAGCTTCCGCACTTGCGGCGGGGCAAAAAGTTCCAGAAGGTATAAACAGCGCATTAACCCAAATTGAAACACTAAAGGCGATATCTGGAGATGTTGATGCTATTGATTACTTGATCGGGCAACATCTTTCGACGGATCCAAAATTTTTAGAAACCGTAAACAAAGCGCAACAGGGCGGCATTAAAATTAGCGACACATTTAGAGATGGACTGCTTTCTGGCAAAGCTGCAACGGAAAAAAGTGCAAACGATTTGGGAGCAGGAACGGCCAATAGTGTTGTAAGTGGTGCAAATAACAAGGTGCCAGATCTAACAGAAGCGGGGAAAAACACAATTCAAGGACTTTGGGACGGAATGATCAGCAAGAAAAAAGAAATGGATCCGTGGATGGTGACGATGTCCGAAAACCCATTGAAAGCTTTTAACGAAGCAAACGGAATACATTCACCATCAACAAAGTTTGAAGAAAGTGGTGAAAACATTGTTCAGGGCTTGTGGAATGGTATTTCCACAGTGTGGGATAAATTTACGACATGGTGGGAGGGCCTTAAACTCAAAACCCCTCATTTGGAATTCACATGGGAAAGTTTAGACAACTACGATAATCTTGCTGCAAAGGCTGCTAAAAAGCTTGGGCTCTCAAGTGTCCCAACGGTTAGCGTTGATTGGTACGCTCAGGGCGGTATTTTTGATTCTCCTACTATGATTGGTGTGGGAGAAAAAGGGAAAGAAGCGGTTGTTCCACTTTCAGAAGATTCCGAATGGATTAAGAGTCTATCCACACAGATTAATAAGGATACTGAAAAATCGTCAAATTCAGGCAGTAGCAGCAATGCAAACGATATGACAAAAATTGCACTAATGGCTGAACAAAACAAATTATTGCAGGCACTTCTTGAAAAGGACACAACAATTAAAGTCAACGAGAAAGTGTTGGCGAAAAGCGTAAATAAAACCAATTCAAATAGTGGTTACAATTTAGGATTACAATCATAAAAATAGCAGCCAGTGTAAAAACTGGCTGCTTGTTTTTCATTCGTAAACCCAATTTCCGTTATCATCTTTCCACCGATGCGAACTCTTTGTAGGGGCTGAATCAGCGTTTGATTTATCAGATCTGATTGGCTCATTTGCACCACTTGGCTTGTCTGGCTGGCCTACTTGACTTTTGTTGAGGACTGCTTCTCGCGCCGCTTTCAGTTCAAAAAATATATTTTCTTGCCTTTGAATAATAGTGCCTAAGCAGTAGAAAAGAAAACCGCATAGAGCGGAAGAAGCTGTAACCGTGAAGAAGATTGCCCAGCCGAATACACGAGGTGCTACGTCTAATGGGTATAGAGCAGGGTCACTAAGATTATTGGTTAGATAATCTGCTGGGATAGTCTTTAAAACACAGCCACATATTATAGCCACAATAAAGCCAATCACAATTATTACAATTGCTATCTTCTGAATACCATTTTTTTCATTACTCATATAATCCCCTCCATTACCATTATAATATCATTATGTGCGGAAAAGTCAATAAAAACCATCTTGAATACTTTGAATAATCATGATATAATAAAATCATAAATTAAATACCACGCAATGAGGCTTTAAGCCCGATAGACCGATTGATTTCGGTTTATCGGGCTTTTTATTATTTAATCGGAAGGGGCGGTAACTTAATGCCAGCATTTATCATAATCAACGGAAAAGAGTTTCCCGCTCCGGCTCGGGGCCTTGGATTTGAAATTGAAACAACCGTTACTGCAGGGAGAAATGCAAGTAATCAGTTTGTCGGGCAGAAAGTCGGACGGGACCAGCAAAAAATACCTGATTTGACGTGGCCGCATCTAACCGCCGAAGTGTGGGCATCCATGCTGCAGGAACTTGAAAAATTTGAGCTGACGGTTACTTATCCTGATATGGTTCACAATGCATGGAAAACCATAAAAATGTATCCGGGTAACAGAACCGCTACAGTATTCAAGGTTGATCCAACCACCGGCCTTCCCAGCGAGTATATAAATTGCAAATGCAGCATTGTAGATATGGGCTTATAAGGAAGTGAATTAAATGCAAACCGTAAGTACCGCGTACAAATCGCAGATACAGAAACCGCTTCGCAACCGTTCGTATGTCCGTGTATCTTACGGCGTATTTAATCTCATTGCCACTCAGCAGGCTCAATTCGTAGATAACGGTCACGCTCCATTCAGTAATCTTACGATTAATGATGATGTTCTTCCATCGAAACGATACATTACATTTGAAAAGGATTACTGGCGGGTTGATGGTTCTCAATATATTTTACCCGCGGCAGGCCCATACGATTACACCGGATTC